TTACCAGGACGGCTGTGCAGCACGTTTCGTCTATCGCACGAATGAAGACGTGGGAAGCCAATCAAGCTGTTGTTGATGGCTACAGATGGGTGTCAACTTTAGATGGAGTCACGACAGCGCAATGCAGGACATTGGATGGTAAGAATTTCGATGTTGGCAGCGGCCCCATGCCACCTATTCACATTGGATGCAGATCGACAACAGTCGCAGAGTTACGTGAAGATCTAGCATTTCTATCTGAAGGTCGTACACGTTCATCTAAAGATGGCTACGTGAATGCTAACGAGACTTACTATAGCTGGCTAAAGAAACAACCAGCAGCATTTCAGAATGACGTGCTAGGTAAAACACGCGCAAAGCTATTTCGTGACGGCGGGCTTAATGCTGAGAGGTTCTCAGCGCTTAATCTTGACCGTAACTTTAAACCGCTCACCCTCGAGCAAATGAAAATCAAAGAACCGCAGGCGTTTATACGCGCTGAAATCTAGTCTGTGACTAAGGAGAGCTGTGCTCATGTTAAAACTCAAAATTAAATCGTTAGATGAAGTCGATGAATCACAACAATCTTTATATGAAAAAGATGGTGACGAGTTTTCGTTACAAGTTGAGGGCCTTCCTGACGTCGGCGCTCTTAAAAGAGCAAAGGATCATGAGGTGGAGCTGCGCAAAGCAACTAATGAAAAACTCAGCGAGTTAACGGCTAAGTATCAAAAGCTGGAAGCTAAGATTTCAGAAGGTGAGGATGCGGGAAATCGTGAAAAGGGTGACGTAGGAGCGCTTGAGAAGTCTTGGCAAGATAAATTTCAGAAACAGGAGGATGCACACACGGCAAAGGTCAAAGGACTTGAGTCTAATTTGCAGGCCATTCTTGTCGATAATAAAGCGTTAGAAATGGCCGGTTCAATCAGTGTTAAAGGCTCTGAATCGGTGTTGATGCCGCACATTAAATCGCGGTTAGCGGTCGAAGAAAGAGACGGCAAGTTTGTAACTGTCGTTAAAGATGTTAATGGTAATTCCTCGGCATCAACTTTAGAAGAATTACAAGCAGAGATTAGTAGTAACGCGAGTTTTGCACCAATTATTGCAGGCTCTCAGGCTAACGGTGGCGGTGCCAACGGAGGCAATGGAACAGGAAGCAGTGCTTCATTAAAACGATCTGGCATGAGCGCTAAAGATAAAGGCGACTACATTTCAGTACACGGACAAGACAAATTTCTACAATTACCTAGATAATGAGGCACTAAAATGGCTAATACACTTAATTCAGACGTCATCATTCATAACGAGTTGGCGCAATCAGGTTATCTTGAGCGAATCCAGGACGTACTAGAAGTATTTAATGCTAGTTCAGGTGGCGCGCTAATGATCACTAATGAGCTTATTAAGGGCGACTTTAATAAAGAAGCTTTTTACGATTTCACGGGCAGCCTGGTACATCGCGACGTTAATTCGGACGCGGATGTTACGGCGCAAAAAATCGGTATGGGTGAGATGATCGGCGTGAAAACACCGTTCAAATTCGGCCCTTTCGAGACAACAAAAGAAGCTTTTAAACGCCGACAACGCAGCGTTGAGGAGTTTTCTTTTTTAGTTGGTCAGGCTTATGCGGATGCTGAACTTGATGGTTATATTGCTTACGCCACGGGTTCGTTGATCGCTGCAATTTCAGGCAATACAGATATGGTGGAGACTTCATCTATCGCGACCGACGGCACACGAACAATCACAAAGGCTATGCGTAAATTCGGTGATCGTCATGCGCGTATGGCGTTGCTAGCAATGGATTCTGCGACATATTTCGATTATGTAGACCAGCGCGTGGACGCGGCGATTTACAACGAAGCAGATGCGATTATATATGGCGGTCAACCCGGAACGATGGGTAAGCCTGTACTTGTGTCTGATAAGATGCCAGCCAATAAAATTCTGGCATTACAGCCGGGTGCAGCAGCAATTACAGTTTCGCAGGCTCCTGAGTTTGTTGGCTATCCAGTTAACGATAAAGAAAATATTGGTATTGCTTGGCGCGCTGAAGGTGCTGTTAATGTCAATCTTTTGGGCTACTCGTATAAAGAAACTGCGGGTGCCAACCCCAACTTAGCGACACTATCAGCGGCAGCTAATTGGCAGAAACACGCTAATAGCAATAAAGCTACTGCTGGCGTCCTACTGAATCTTTCTTAGGAGAACTCATGAAATTAGAATACACAGAACGTACAAGCAACTTTAAAGAGGGGGTGGCGTATCGTCACCCCTCATTCTTTGAAAGCGTCGAAAAAGGTTTTGATCCTGTTGTTGTTGAGGGTGATTTTCCCGATATTGTTGCAGCGTATGAAGCGGCAGAAATTAAAGTGGTAGAGGTTTCTCTAGCTGATGTTAAAGCCACTGGAAAAGAGATTAACCTTGATGAAATTAGGCGTTTTCTTGAAACGGTAGACCACGCTGATGATTCTTTGTGGACGAAAGGCGGCATGATTAAGACTTCGGTGGTGGAGGGTGCGCTAGATAACGTATCTATCAATCGCGCCGATATTGACGCGGCAAGCCCTGGCTTTGAGCGTATTATTAAAGAATGAGCTTAATTAAAGAAGATGGCACCGGTGCCAACAGTGAGGCAAACACATACGCAGAGGTCAGTGATCTGCGTATGTATGCTGAGCTACGTGGTGCCGATTTGCCAGTGGAAGATACCGAGTGTGAAGTGCTTTTAATAAAAGCTATGGATTACTTAGAGGGTCTTTCATTCAAGGGCGAGAAAGCAGAAACTAACCAGCCCTTGGCATGGCCTCGTAAAAACGCTTGGGGTATATCGATGCCTCAAGCGCTCTTTCCGAGTAATGAGATTCCGAGAAAGCTTGAATACGCACAGCTATCACTTGCGATTGAGGCTACAAAGGCCGATCTGTTGCCGTCTCAGACGAGTAATCAAGGTGCGGTGATCAAGAAAAAGATTGAGGGTATCGAGGTCGCTTATTCAGCGGCAGCCCCAACAGAACATTTTACCCCGGCATTCGCTGGGGCTAATCGCTTACTGAGCGGCTTATTAGAGCGCAACGGTTTAAGTTCGGTAACTTTAGATAGACGATGAGCTTCTACGATGAGATGGCAAGCACGGCTGGAGCCTTGCTTGAAGAGTTTGGTGCGCCCGTCACGTTAACCCGCGTTGAGCCGACAAGCATCGATTCGGTCACGGGCATAGCAACAGGTGACGCGGGAAAAGAGTCTGAAGGCATAGCAGCAGTCTTTGATTATACGTCACGCGATGATGGTGAGTCTGATAGAGACGGCACTACTATTAAAACTGGTGATAAGAAAATATTACTATCAGTTTCGGTCGATTTCACTCCGAAGGTCGGCGATAAAATCGTTTTCAGTGAAACGTATAAAGTTATCTCCGTGCGAGAGATAAACCCTGCTGGTACAGCGGTGCTTTATATTATTCAAGGAAGACGATGAGCTTTGCTGGCAAGATTCGCAAATTCAATATTGATGCTATTAACGCGACAGACAAAGTAAAGCAGGGCGTAGCTATTGAGCTGTTCACTTCGGTTATTAGCGATACGCCGGTCGACACAGGACGCGCCAGGGGTAATTGGCAATCGTCAGAGAATGCGCCTAAAAAAGGCACCATAGATCGCTTAGATAAATCAGGTTCCGCAGCTATTTCCGATGTTGCCATTACAGTTACTAGCGGCCCTTCAGACAAATTCATGACTAACAATCTGCCCTACATCGATGGGTTAGAAGAGGGCCGCTCAAGGCAGGCACCTACTGGGATGGTTAGGAAGAATATCGCACGTTTACGCCGGATATTAGCCGCCCAGGTCAGGAAAAATAAAATATGAGTCTATTCAAGATCAACGCTTGTATTAGAAAAACGATTGATGATTTGGGTATTGGTTTGCCGATTGCTTATGAGAACCAGGACTTCACGCCACCGGCTAATGACCCGTGGGCCGCTTTATTCATTATCCCCAATCAGCCAACGGTGGCGACGCTGGGTGACGCTGGTGACGACGAGCATGACGGTATCGTACAAATAGACCTCAACTATCCGGTACACCAAGGCACGGGGCTGTGTTTGAAAAAGGCTGATTTTATTCGAGAGAATTACTCAGCAGGGCAACGCTTTGAGTTTGAAGGGCAAGAGATAGGCATAACGAGCTGTGGACGTTCCGCAGGTCGTCAGGTAGATGGGTTTTACACAATTTCGCTCACTATTAGCTGGTGGGCATACACACGCAGGAGTGCATAAAAATGGCCGTAGGTAGTCGACATAATTTATCTTTTATAAAAGAAGTAACACGGGGCGTCACGCCTGCATCTCCTGAACTTCAGGTGTTGCGATCAACGGGCACAACACTGGGTCTGAGCAAGAATGTTAACGAGTCGAAAGAACTGCGCGCAGATCGCCAGACGAGCGA